CAAATTATCACAATTGTTTTAAGGGTGGTTATCTTGACCATGTTTTACATGTGATTAAAAATTCATTAATGATTAAGAAACAATATGAAGCTAATGGAGTCAAATCAATACATTCAGATAGTGATGTTGTATTAGCAGCTATGTTTCACGATTTGGGTAAACTTGGTGATGGAACACAACCTTACTATAAGTTTCAAACAGATGAGTGGAGAAGAAAAAAATTAAATGAGTGGTATACTCATAATAAAGATTTAGACTTTATGACAGTTCACGATAGAGCTTTGTGGATACTTGCAAAATATAATGTTGATTTAAATCCACATGTTTATAAAGCTATAATATGTGCTGATGGATTGTTTGACTCAGCAGCTGAAACTTATTTTAGGTCTTATGTAGATACAAGACATTGTTTAGGTTCAATCATTCACTTTGGTGATTGGTTATCTACTATATGTGAGAAACAAAATTGGTTACAAGGTGAAGAAGAGCATTCTGATGAAGCTGTTGAAAAAAGAAAAACATCAGAAAAAGATATTAAAAATATGAAAGCAAAGTTCGATGAACTTTTTAATTAGGAGAAAATAATGAAAAATAAAATGTTTAAAACAATAATAAATAGTTTCAAACAACTTAATGATTTACTAATTACACTATTCGTATTTACTGTGGTTAGTGGATTATTATTTAGAGACCCATTTGGTATTATAGAATCTATTGGAAATATGATTTCTAATATTGGTGATAATGGAATATCAGGATTAATTGCTTTATTAGTAATAGTCTTATGGTATAGGAGGTAGATATGTGGTGGGTATTTTTTACTTTATTCTTTTTAATTAGTGTAGTATCATCTACATTATTATTTTTTTCATTGAAGAGGATAAATCAATATGAAGATTTAATAACACAATTTCAGCAAATAATAATATTTGCTACAAACAAAATGAAACAAGTTGACACTCGTGGACATTATGAAGCGGATGATGAGACTGGATTTTTCTTTCAGCAATTAAAAGATATGCAATTGTTGTTAAATGATATATTCGAAGAGGAGACACAAGATGCCAAAAAAGAAAATTAATGATGTTAAAAAAGAGATTAAAAAAATAGTTAAAAAGAAAAAACGAAAAGTTTATTTCGGACAAGAAGTTCAAGATGCTGTAGTTGATTATAATTCATCAAATAGTGACAGTGATAGAAATGTAATTTATGGAACAAGAATTCATGCCGCATTTGATAAGTTGGCTGAAAACATAATTAATACTTTTAAATTTACTTATTTTGATATGCCCTTTGAAGATGTTAAACATGAAGTTGTTGCTTTTATGGTAATGAATATGCACAAATATGACCACACTAAAGGTTCAAAAGCATTCAGTTATTTTTCAGTTGTTGCTAAAAATTATTTAATATTACATAATAATAACAACTATAAAAAACTAAAAAGTCATAATGGTATAGAGGTTTTAGATAGGGAAAAAAATATTGGGAATAATATGGACCAAGATTTAAAACAACTAACTCAAGAAATAGTTAACTATTTTGAAATTAATTTACCAACAATATTTAAGAAACAAAGAGATTTAAATGTTGCCTATTCAATAATAGATTTAATGAAAAGAATGGATGAAATAGAAAATTTCAACAAAAAAGCTCTATATATCTTAATTAGAGAAATGACAGATGTCAATACTTCTCATATAACTTCAGTAGTTAATGTATTAAAAAAACATTATAAAAAATTATCTAATGAATATCACAAAAATGGAACAATAACTCCAGTTAAAAGTGGTTCATTCTTCTAAATAATTAAACCCATTGAGAAATGGGTTTTTTATTTTAAACAATTTCTTACAAATTTTATATTTATATATGAATAGATACATTCATAGGAGATGTGATGTCTAATAATAATGAAATATTTGAAGGAAAAACTTTCCAAGATTTAACAAAAGATATCTATGAGAACACTACTAAGCGTAAAGTTCAAATAGATTTATTAATATCTGAAATACACGGATTTATAACAACCATAGATGATGTCGTTATGGTTGCTCCAATCATAAAAGAATATATGGATACAGCAGTTAAAAATGATGAACATCTCGTTAAATTAGCTGGTGTGTTACAAAGAATTATAAGTAAGTCAAGTGGTGCTGATGATGAGAGTATGTTATTATCAGATGCTGAAAAGGAAGAGTTAATGGGAACACTTCAAGATACAGTTGATGATTTACAACGAGAAAGTGATAAACTTGAGGGTATAAAAAATAAAACAATAGATTTGGGAAATTAAATGGGATCTACAATTGAAACAATTGAGGGTGTTGGTATAAAAGGATACGCGGGTAAGGATATAGATATACCTGTATTTATTCAATTTGTACCAGGAGTTGTTGTGGAGGTATGTACTTCACCAAATAGTCTCCGAAGTAATGGTACTATGAGAAATATAAATACAATAATAGCGAAACCTCATATAAGTAAACAACAATTAAAAAAATCACAATTAGGTGAAAACCATAGGTATCAACCTCTACTTCGTGGAATTACAGATGTACCAGCGAAAGGAGACCCTATTTTATTATGTACAATAGGTGAAATAAATTATTATTTAGGTCCTTTAAATACCCAAAATAGTCCAAATTGGAATGAAGATAATTTATGGGAACCTGAAAGAGGTATGGGGCAATTTATAAACAACCTAGCATCGGAGGATATTTTACGAGGTGAATCGATGAGTTTTGATAAATTACCTTTTAATAGAATGTGTAAAATAACTAAAACAGAGCTTGACCATCCAAACCAAACTATACATGGAAGATCTATGAATGAAACACATGGTGATATGGTATTAGAAGGAAGACACGGTAATAGTATAAGAATAGGTAGTAGACATGTAGATCCTTATATTTTCATATCTAATTCCAGACATAAAGAAAATATAATGGAAAGTTTGGGTGATGGTAGTATAATTAGTATAACAAGACATGGAACTTTGGGACAACATTTAGGTAAGATTTTCGATGAAAATTTTGGAACTACATATGATTTTGTATTAGCATCAGACAAAGCGTATATAGATAGTGAAAGAGTTAAAATGAGAACAATAGAAAAACAAGTTGAATCATTAATGAAAGACCAATCAGGTGCACCAGAAAAATTAGAACCAAAAGAAGCTATTTACGGTTTTAATAGAAATCAAATATTTATGAATTCCGATAGAATTATATTAAATTCTAAAATTGATGATGTAATTTTATCCTCCGCTAATAATATATTAATAGGCTCAGGTAATAATTTAGCAGTTTCAGTTAATAATACTTTTATTTTAGATGCATCAAAAGTATATTTTGGTAATCCATATAAAAGAGAAAAAAGAATGGATAAAATGGTTTTAGGTAAACAACTTAAATCAATATTAGAAGATATATTAGATACTTTTACAAAAGTTAAGACTATTACTCAAGCGGGACCTATGCCATTAATGGATTCCAGTAATACTCCATTAGTTGCATCTACAGAATTAATAAAACCAATAAGAGATAAAATCGACAACATATTAAGTGAATATTATTTTATAGAACCAAATGCTGAAAAACAATAAAGAGGTAATTATGAAAAAGAAAAAAACAAATATAAGACAAATAATCAGACAAATAGTCAGAGAAGAAGTTGCTATGTCTATTAAAGAAGTCATAACAGAATTAAAAAAACCTACCAAACCTGTGATACAAAAAAAACCAACACAAAATAGTAGTTTCACATCTAATAAAGTTTTAAATGATGTTTTAAATGAAACAGCTCAAGATGATGATTGGAAAACTATGGGTGGAACTCAATATACAACTGATAGAATGAATGAATTAGTTGGTGGCCAATATGGTGATATGATGAAGGATACACCACAACAAAGTGTAAATCCAAGTGACCCAATGGCACAATTTCTAAATAAAGATTACAGAGAAGTTTTAGAAAAAACTGATGAAAAACAAAAACAAAAATACGGAAAATAATAATGGGATTAAAACAAGATTTAATAGATGCAAAAGTTGAAGCTTTAAAAATTCAAGGTGTTACTAATCCACCTGTAGAAAAAGGTTCCCCTATTGAAGTTGAGGCTGAACTTACAAAACAGGCTATAGTTAACTTTTTAACAAAAGCTGATTTTAGAGTAACTCAAATGAATGCACCTGTAGTTATTGAGGATTTTAATATTCCAGACCAATCTTGTAATGTATCGATGACAACTTTATTGGGTCCTCATGGACCAGTAATTGATTCTATAAAAAAAATTGCAGGTTTAGTTCCAGGAGCAGCCCAAGTTGTTTCTATTTTAGAAGAGCAAGTTCAAAAAATTACTAAACCATTACTTGAAGGTGGAACAACTTTACCTGGTATAAATCTCGACAAAACTTCAGGGTTGAAGTCGGAAGGTTATGTTTATGTTGGAACAGACCCTGAAAGTAAAAGATCTTTTGATGTAAGTGATGAAGGTGGTCAAAAAGCTTTTACAAAAGTTAAATTATTTAATGATGATATAGGGAGTATAGTATAAAATGGCAATAAGAGACTTATCAAGAAAACCTTATATACAAGATAATGATAGCAATGTGTTTGTTGGTTTACAATTACCAATAACAAAAGGTGATGATAGACAAGGTTACTTTGCATCAGCATCAACAACTATTGAGGCTGTAAAAAATAATATAGTAAATTTATTAAATACACATAGAGGTGAAAGACTGATGCAACCGACTCTTGGTATTGATTTAAGACACTATTTATTTGAACAAATAGATGAAGAAACAACAATAGCTATAGAAGATGAAATTCAAGCTTCATTTGGCTATTGGTTGCCATTTGTAGAAATAAAAAAATTAGATGTAACAACAAGTGAAGAAATTACAGAAGTTGGAGTAAATACAATAAGTATAAAAATTGATTTTTCAATTATTCAAGACCCCAACACTTTAGAAAGTATTACAATTTCAATAGGAGGTGACTAATGCCAACATATGGTAAGAATGATTTCAAAGAATCGAATATAAATTATTTAAATAAAGATTTTGGAAATTTTAGACAATCTTTAGTAAATTACGCAAAAAATTATTTTCCTGATACATATAAAGATTTTAATGAAACATCTCCTGGAATGATGTTAATGGAAATGTCTGCTTATGTTGGTGATGTAACTTCATTTTATATAGACCAACAATATAAAGAAATGTTATTACCATTAGCTGAAGAAAGAAGAAACATAATCAATATGGCTAAAATGTTCGGTTATAAAGTAAAACCAATCATCCCATCTTATGTTGATTTATTATTTGAATCAGAAGTAAATTCTGTTCCTGGTAGTGAGCATTTAGTAAATTATGCTAATGGGGGAGTCTTTCAGGAGGGAATAAAAGTTACATCAGTACTTGATTCAGATTTAATTTTTGAAACATTAGAACCTGTTGATTTTACAATATCACAATCTAATGATAATAAAGTAATTGAGACTATTAATTCAACTACTCAAAAAGTATCATCATATAGACTATATAGAAGTATAAAAGCTGTAAGTGGTGAAACAAAATTAAAAAACTTTGACATAGAAGCTCCTCAAAAATTTAGAAAAATCACTTTAGATGATAAAAATGTCATTGATATTATATCAGTTGTAGATTCAAATGGAAACGATTGGTATGAAGTAGATTATTTAGCTCAAGATAAAGTTCCAATAAAAACACATTATATAAATGATGAAAGCAGAGATACTGCTTATTATAATTTAGATGGAACACAATATGTCAGTGATGTTCCAGTTCCCTATTCATTAGAGTATATCAAAACAAATAAAAGATTTACTCGTGAAACGAATGAGGATAATACAACAACATTAGTTTTTGGTAATGGTATATTAAAAAATGGAACAAATATAAATGAAGGATATTTAAGTTTAGAACAATCAGGAATTATTATACCTGGTCAAGAAGGTGATTTAGATGCATCTATTAATCCTCTTCTTGGTGATGAATATTCAACACTTGGTGAAACACCAATACAAACAACATTAAGTGTGAGATACAGAGTTGGTGGTGGTATAAATTCAAATGCTACTGTAGATGTAATAAATCAATTTTCCACACAAACACCAACAGGTGGTAATTTATCTGCTAATATTTTGAAGGTACAAAATCTCCAACCAGCTAGAGGTGGTAGAGATAGTGAAGATACCGATGAAATAAGAGAAAAAGCCAAATCATTTTTCTCAACACAAAACAGATGTGTAACTAAAGAAGACTATGAAGCTAGAGTTTTAAATATAGATTCTAGATATGGTAGCATAGCTAAAGTATATTGTAAAAGAAGTGTTATATCAGAATTACAACATGGAGAACAAGAAAGCAATCTAATTGACTATTTAGATGCAGGTGAAACTTTATTAAGTAATATAAATCAAGAATTAATTGTCGAATATGAATCATCAGTTATTGTAAATAATGTAAGTGAATTAATATCAAATTTTTATTCTAATTACACAAGGCCAACACAATCACAAATTACAAAAGCGATTGATTTAGGAACAATAAGTATATATGTGTTGGCTTATGATAAAAATAAAAATTTAATTGGTAATCCACATCCTGAAGCTTCTAATAGATTTGATGAAATACCATTAATTCTTAAACAAAATATATCTAAGTATATAGATAATTTTAGATTACTTACTGATGAGATATCAATTATAGATGGATATGTAATTAATTTTGGAGTGTTTTTTAATGTAATAGCACAAAAATATGTAAATAAACAAGAAGTTAAATTAAGATGTATAGAAAAAGTAAAAGAGTATTTTAGAATTGAAAATATGCAATTTAGTCAACCTATTTTTGTAAGTAAATTGGAATATGAATTAATGGGGGTAGAAGGAGTTAGAGCAGTTAATTATGTAACTGTTACTCAAGATAACGATTATAATGCATCGGAAAGTAATCAACAATTTTTACCATATCCAACATTTCAGTTTTCTGTAGATACTGAAACAGGAGAAATACTTTCAGATGGTTCTATAAACTATGGATATAAGTATGATTTTGAAAATGCCTTAAATGAAGGAGTTATATTACCTCCTTCACCTATGAATCCAGGTGTATTTGAATTAAAAAATCCAAATCAAAATATTAAAGGGATAGTTAAATAAAAATAAAATTGAAAAAGTAGAAAAAAATGATATTTATTTATGAGAAAAAATATCACATATATTGTGCAATATAGTATAAAGTCAATGGAGAATATCAGATGGCTGATTTAAGTAATAAGGTAATATCGAGTAATTTTCAAAAGTTGTTACAAGTTTCAGAAAGTAACGCTGTAGCCGACGCTACTGGTTCTGTTACTGCTTTATCTTTAGATAAGGCAAATTCAAGAGTTGGTGTTGGTACAAATACACCAACAAAAACTTTAGATGTAGTGGGGACAATAAATATAAGTGGTTCGGAATATTTTGCCACTTCAGGTTCACTAGCTGATGAAATTGTTTCTATTGTATCAAGTGGTTCGATATTGCCAGCAACCCCTGCAGGAGATGAAGTTGGTACTTATGATTTGGGAAGTGCAACACATCCATGGCGTGATTTATACATTTATTCTGGGTCTTTAAAACTTGTCAGTGAACAAGGACATGTAGATTTAAATTGGGATGATGTTAATGATTTAAGAGCTGGAAAATTACCAACAAGAAGAATAGATGGAACTAAGTTAACAGGTTATTTTGATGCTAGATATATAAGAGGATTACAAGTTGCAACTTCTTTAGCTGGAGTTACAACAGAAACAGTTGATACAGATACATTATTAGATTTTTCTATAGCTAATAGAATACAAATAAAAGCTGGTGGTGAAACATTCTTTGATGCCAGACAGGGTGAAAAATATTTATACATAGGTGTTGATACGGGATCTGATTATCATACAACTATTAAATCAATTACTTCGGCTAGTAGAGACCTTTATGTTGGAGGAAATTTAAAAGTTGATGGTAATACAGTAATTGATGGAAATTTAACATTTGGAAATGCTGATACGGATACCATAGGATTTAATGCAGATATAAATACAAATTTAACACCAGATTCAAGTTCTACATATGATTTAGGTTCCAAAGAAAAAATTTGGAGTAACATTTTTGTTAATACTATAAGTGCAAGTGGTGATTTATATTTAGATGGTAAAGATATTTTTACTAATCAAACAAGAAGAATAACACTTGATGATACTACTGTATTTTATGGTGATATAAGTTCAAGTGGTATTATTACTGCAAAAACAGGTTCATTTGACCACATAACAACAGACACTACTAATATTACAGTTACAAATTATTCTGCTTCCAAATTTACTGGTTCTATTTTAGCAAGTGGAAGTACAGAAGGATACCCAGCAACAATAGGTGCAATAGGTGATATAAGTGCAAGTGGAAGAATATATATTGCAGGAAAAGATGTTCCAAAAATGAATAGTATGAATACTTTTGGAATTGCATATGCTAGTGATGGTGTAAATCAACTCTCATCAGGAACTGGGCTTAAATGGAATTATAGCACAACTCCAGATGTATTAGAAGTAGTAGGTGACATAAGTGCAAGTGGTACAATTTATACAACTGGAAACATAAGTGCAAGTGGTGATTTATTTGTAGAAGGAAACATAACCTCAAGTGGAAACATAAGTGGAAGTAAAGTATATGCTTCTGAAAATTTACAAGCAGTCGATCATTTAATTCTTGGCCTAGGTGGTGGTGGTGACAGACAAGGTAGTAATGTTGCTTATATTGGAGATACCGATAACGATTGGGCACCATTTGTTAAATTCTTTGGTGGTATAGCAGCAGGAGAACAAGGATTATTATTCTATACAAGTTCTGCCACTAATCAGGCAGCTTCTATTTTATGGAGGTCTGGTGTTCAAGCTGGTGGTAATGGTGTAACAGCAGATCATGCAATAGAAATGAGAGTTGGTAATCCTCGTGCTAATGGTGATGCTGATAAAACACCTAATTTCCAATTAGATTATCAAAAATTAAAATTAAGTGGAAGTGGAGATACACAATTAGATGTAGATGGTAATATAACTGCATCAGCAGTAACAGTTAGTGGTGATATTCATTCTATGGGTGTCATAAGTTCAAGTACTGGTATTTCTTCGAGTGGAAATATAACTTTAACTGCTGAATCAAGTCCCCAATTAAAAATAACTGATACATCAAATGATTTTGCACTTGTAATAAGACAAGATAATATGGATGCAGTTATAGAATTTAATGATAATGCATCACAAGATTTAGTATTTAAATCAAATGCTACCAACAACCATCTGGTTCTTGATAGTGGAACTGGAAATACAGGAATTGGTGGAACATCTACACCTTCTAAAACTTTAACTGTTCAAGGTGATATAAGTGCAAGTGGTGATATGAATGTAGCTGGCAATATAACAGCTTCAAATTACACAGGAACAATTAGTACAGCAGCACAACCAAATATAACATCTCTTGGAACATTAAGTTCATTATTAGTTTCAGGTAATATAAGTGGTTCAACAACTGGAACTGGTTCATTTGGTAGAGTTGAGGCTGATAGTTTCAATATATCTTCAGTTGATAGTTTAGATATAACTGGAACAATAACTGCAGGAAAAGTTAGTGGTTCAGCAGTTTCAACTGGTTCATTCGGACATGGTTATATTATTAATAATCTTGGTATCGGAACAATAAGTCCTGGAAAAGAACTTGAAGTTGTTGGTGACATAAGTGCAAGTGGAATAATAACTGCAGAACATTTTCATTCAACCGATGATGCTAAAATTACAGACGACTTAGAAGTACAGGGAAATTATAGTGGTTCTTCAGCTTCAACATTTACCATTGGTGGAAATGCTACAATTGGTGGTAATATTGATTTAGAAGGTGATATTGATATTGATGGAATATCAAATTTAGACAACACAGATATAGATGGAACATTAAATGTTGATGGAAATGTAACTCTTGGAAATGAAGTCAAAGATACTCACACAATTACTGGAAAATCTTCATTTGTTGGTAATGTAACCGCAAGTGGAAATATAAGTTCAAGTGGAACAATTTATGCATCAGGTGGTGATTTTGGTTACGGAGACATTTCAAAAGTTGGCACAATAGATGTGGTTCATGTTAGAGGTTATAGTGATGAAGATACACATATTCGTTTTGGTGGTGATAAGATTACATTTACTGTTGGTAATGAAGCATTACTTACTTTATCACAAAGTAGTCACGATGAAGTAATCGTTGGTGATGGTGGTGATGTCGATTTTAATGTTAAAACAAATGGTGACAATAATACATTATTTGTTGAAGGTAGTTCAGATAAAGTCGGTATTGGAACAAAGACTCCAGGAGAAAAATTAACCGTTCAAGGTAATATAAGTGCAAGTGGTCTTATAATGACAACTACTGGTATTTCTTCGAGTGGAAATATTGTAATCGATAATACCAAAGGATTAGCTTTCAGAAAAGCTGATGGTAGTACAGGTGATGTTAATCTAACAATAGATAATAATGATGTTTTACGATTGGGTGATACAAATCTTTCACATGAAACTTTCTTATATGGTCAAAATCAATATTTAACAATATCAGGTAGTGGTATAGGAATAGGAAATAATGAACCACAAAATACTCTTGATGTATTTGGTAATATAAACACCAGTGGTTCAAATGGTCACATAACCGCTAGTGGAAACATAAGTGCGAGTGGAACAATATATGCAGACAACTTCCAATCAACTGGTGGAGATGTTGCTGGGATATCATTTACAGATGATTTGAGTATAACGGGTAATGTAACGGCTAGTGGAAACATAAGTGCAAGTGGAGATGTTTCAGCTTCTAATTTTTTAGTACCAACGGATGGGTTAATAGCTAATTCTAATAATAGTGATCAAAACATAAAATTTGAATCAACATCAGAATTAGAAATAAATTCATCTACAATCACTCTAGATGCATCAACTATCAATATTGATTCTTCTACTGGAGATATAAAATTCAAAGATCAGGGTACTGAACAATTCCGTTTAGATATGGATGGAACTGCTGGAGCTCAAGTATTACAAACAAAGGTAGCTGGTGATGATTTAATATTTAAAAGTCAAGGTGGTGACTCATTAATAACTTTAAAAAGTGAAGGCCAGACAGAAATACATGGAAACATAACTGCAAGTGGAAACATAAGTGCAAGTGGTAACATTTTTGGTGTTTCTGCTTCGTTTGATGGGGGTGTTGGTATTGGAAATTCATCTCCAACAAAACAATTAGTAGTAGAAGGTGACATAAGTGCAAGTGGTATATTATACATTAATGATACATCTGCTAAAGTTGCAATAGGTGATAATGTAGCTGGTTCTTTAGATGGAATTGTTGTAACAGGTCAAATAAGTGCAAGTAATAATGTAACTATAAAAGCTAATTCTGACCATTCAAATTTAATAATTGATGTAAATGAGACTAATAAAGATGGTAGAATTGAATTTAAGAGTAAAGGCCTTTCTAATTATTGGTTTATAAACGATACATCAGCACAGAATTTCAGATTATATGATGATATTCATAATGAAAATATTTTAACTGTAACAAGTTCTAATGTAGGTATAGGAACTAATATTACACCATCTAAAAAATTAACTGTAGAAGGTGACATAAGTGCAAGTGGTGGTATATATTTAAATACAAATGGTATATATCAACAAGATTTACTTTTCCCTGTAAATGTTGCAAGAACAATTTCAATTGGAGACCCATCAGCTGGAAATGTAGATGGGGCAAAATTAACTATAGAAGCTGCAGACGCAAATACTGAAGCGGCTGGTAATCAAGATGGTGGTGATATTCAACTTAATCCAGGAGGAAAAGTTGGTTCAGGAACTGATGGAATGGTTAAAGTTGCTGGTAATATAAGTTCAAGTGGTGATTTACATATTCAAGGAAACATTACTGCAAGTGCAGGAACTGGTTCATTCAAATTCGCTAGAGTTGATAGTGGAGAAATATATGCTAATAGTGATTTTGATTTTAATCAAAAAGTAAGTGCTAGTAAAGAATTATATGTAGGTTCTGGAACTTCTGGTGATGCAGTTCTAACATTAGAATCTGACTTAGCTAATGATGATGAAACTGCTAATCCTTATATTAAGTTTCAACAAGATGGTGGTCAAGTAGCTGCATTAATAGGAATGGTAGGAAATGCAGGTAAAAATCCACAAAATTCAGCTTTTGCTGGAAATCATCAATATTTTGGAGCTCCAACTAATTATTCTTCTCCTCCAAATGCACTTATGATAACAACTACTACAATGGGATCAGTTGCTAATCAAAGTGGTAATAATGGTAACTTAATTTTAGGAACTAATAATACTGGTAGTGTATATATCAATTCTAGAACTCAAAATGTAACTATCGGTCAATCTAATCTTTATGATTCTGCAGACCAAACAGGATCTGCTGGAACTATGTTAACTGTTAAAGGTGATTTAAGAGTTAGTGGTAGTGCATATGTTCTAGCTGATTCTTTATATGTTGGAGATACAGCTATAAATGAAACTTTAGTTCAAAATGTAAAAAGAGGATATTCATCTACAGCACTATCACCAGCTGGTTTAACTACTTTTGTCGGTAAGTTAAGTGCTAGTGGTGATATACACGCTGGTGGTCATATAAGTGCTAGTGGTGATTTAATTGTTCTTGGAAACGATATTAAAGGTTCAACTCTGGGACAGATTACAACACGACTAACACTTGGAGCAACAAACATATTTACTGGTAACATAAGTTCAAGTGGAGATATAATTACACAAGGTCACATAAATTCTGTAAATATAACTGGTAGTAATATAAGTGCAAGTGGTAAGATTTATTCAGATGATGAAATACATTTAAGAGATGGTGGTCAAGCTGGTGATACTCTTATAAAACAATACGCTTCAGGGGATGATGGTATAATTGATGTTTACCAAAATAATTCAGTAGTAAATAGAATACACGGAAACGGAATATCATATTTTAATTCAAATGCTATTGGTATTGGAACAACTACTCCTGATTCTGATTTAGAAATAAATCCGATAAGTTCTAGTAATAATACAACTGCTTCACTACATGTATCAGGTGCATTTTCAAATATTAGATTAGAAAATCTACCAGTAACAAAACCATTAGTAACAGGTTCACTGTGGTTATCAGGAAGTGCAGGAGCGGATTCAAAATTCTTAGTAGTATTTACGGGTTAATAATGGGGGATGAATAATGCATCATTTTATATTCCCGACACAGGACACATGGATATCAAGTGGTTCTTCAACTATAACGGGTGAAACATTTAAAGATCAAAATTTTGGTAAAGACCAAATACTTGAAGTAAAAAAAGTTTTTTATGATAATAAATTTGATTATAAAACAAGAGCTTTAATAAACTTCAACGGAACTGAATTCAATAATCTAAAACAAGAAATAGATAATGGTAATATACCTACTGATGCTAAATATTATTTAAGACTTTATGAAGCTGAAGGTAACTCTGAATTATCAGAAACATACACTCTTAGTGCTTTTCCTTTATATCAATCTTGGACAGAAGGTACTGGTAAAGATGGGGATAATCCAAAAAATACAAATGGTGTAAGTTGGGAAAATAGAAATAATCCAATAGGTAGTAATGAAACTAATTGGTCTGTAAATTTAGATTCGGGTTCTGTTGAATTTAATGATTATATATCTTTATTTATAGGTGCAGATTCTACTTTTAGTCAAGTTACACAAAGTGATTATTTTAATGGTGGAAATAGTAATGGTGGTGTGTGGGTAGACGATGTTGGTTTTGCAGCTTCACAATCTTTTGATTTACAAACTCCAGATGTTGATATGGATATTACCTATATGGTAAATAGATGGATAGATGAAGACATTTCTAATTATGGACTTATTTTAAAATTTAGTGGTAGTCAAGAAACAGATGATAATACTTTTGGCCATTTAAAATTCTTTTCAAGGAATACTCATACAATATATGCACCAAGATTAGAAGTTCGTTGGGATGACCACACATCCGCTACAAACGATAATACAGGTAGTTTAACTTCATTGGTTGTGAGTGGTTTAGAAGACAACTATCTTTATATGAAAGCTTTACAAGAAAGTTATAAAGAGAATGATAGAGTTAAGTTTAGAGTTGGTGCGAGAAAAAGATATATCCAAAAAACTTTTTCAACATCAGTTCAAAGTGTAACAGGCTCTTTCATACCAGAAGGTAAAGGATTTTATGCAATTAAAGATGTCGCGACAGATGAATTTATTGTTCCATTTAGTGCATATACATCGATGAGTTGTGATTCTAACAGTTCATATTTTACCCAATGGTTAGATGGATTTTATCCTGATAGAGTTTATAAAATATTATTAAAATTAAAATATGATAATGGACAAGAACAAATATTTGACGAAGATTTTGAATTTACAGTTAAAAGGAAATAGTTATGGCTCAAAATAATCCAGATGTACAACCAGCACCTGCACCATCCGTCGACCCAGGGTTAATTACTCTTGAAGGAGTTTTAGATAAAATAGCTGAAGCTTTAATTGTTAGTCCAATTGCTAATAAAAAATTAATCCAACAAAACCAAAAAACATTCAGAGATGGTATACTTAAAATAGGTAGAACTTCTGGGGAAAATTTACAACTTTATCAAACAGATGTAGCAGCTAATGTAGAAGATACAAAATCAACTAATAACGATGGTAACAATCCACAAACTTTACAAAACATTGTAGATAGTTTAGAGGGTTTTATGGATGAAGTTGTTATCGACATATTGACTTTTTCTGATAACACATTAGAAGCAATATTATTAACTAATCAAAATTTTACATGGGAGTTAACTCCCCTATTAACATCCATTCAATTAAATGACGACGGTTCAGAAACAATATTAAATCCTCTTAATGTTGGTCAATTTACATCTTTAGATTTAGTAAAAAATACTATTAATCCTGATTTAGCTGACGAATTTTTAAATACAACAATTTATGAATTATTACCTGGTTTAATAACAAGACAATCTAGAATAGATGCTTTATTTCAAGAATTACAAAATTTAATCGGAGATGCTCCAGATTTTTTAATAGAAAATGGAATGGTGGGAGATAATTTTGACCCTGATGTATATAGTGAAATGCATGATATATCAACTGCACAAGATGGTGACCCTGAAATAGGTATTGATGAAGAAGAGTCTTTTATAACAAGATTAAACCAAAATTCTAATGAAAATAATATAGGAAAAACAATACAAAGTTTAAGAGATACTTGTAATAGTTATTTAGTTGATATTGATGAACAACCAAAAGAACCAATAGATGATAGGGAAGAATATGTAAATAAATCAGATGGTTATTTAAAATTTAGAAGTCTTAATCAAGGAATTATTATTAGAAATACAAATGATAATTTTATTCAAGGTTTAAATCCCGAACCTACAGTTAGAGAATATTTAACTACTGGTTTCACTGTTACAATGTGGGTTCGTTTTTTAGATGATATAAGTCAAGGAACATTATTTAATTTTGGTAATCCATTAAGAGAAGACAATCCATTTGGTTTTATGTTAGAAACATATGTTATAAATGGAGATGATGCAGTCGATCCAACAGCTGCACATGGGTCAGATCCTAATCGTGGTGATACATGGAGTGATATTTTTTCAGATGGAAATAAATTAAATATGTCTTGGGATGGTGGTGAAGAACCAAATGAAGGATTTTTTAGTAAATCAGGTGGTGAAAGATTTGTAAGATTAGTTATAAGAGAAGGAAATAATTTTTTGAGAGGATCTCATATAGGAGCTCCATGGTATAAAAGAGATGATAGAGTTCCACAATTTGGAAAGGATTATAATGAATATAGTGGTATGGTGGATTATGACCATGAATTTGGACTTATGACAAATACCAGAATACCAGTTAATTATTCTGAATGGTATTTCATATGTGCAACATATAATCCTAATGTTATGGAAGATGCATCTCATACAGGAACTACATATAATGATTATAATACAATACCTGATTTTTGGAGAAACAATGTGGATAAAGATTTAGGATTGTATGTTAATAATTCAAACTATGGAGCAAAATGTAAGGTAGAAATAATATCACGAAGTGACTTACTAAGAGCTCGTGGTTTTAAGGTTGAATAATGAAAATTTATACAGAAGTCAATTGGCGGTATGATGAAAAACTAAAGCGATATATAGAAACTTCATCTGATTTTCATAATTATGAAGGTCCATTAGCTTTAGCTGGGGATCAAGATGATTGGATTTCTCAAGACCCAGCTAATTATGAATGTAAACAAATTGTTTATGGTTATGGTGAAATATGTTCAAGTGGTTGGTATTATCCATCTGAATGTGTGGACACAGGAATTGTAACTGATGATGGTGACGGACAATGTCAAGGCCCATGGAATTATGGGCACCCTTGTTGGCTATCCATGAATAAAGATGAATCTTCGGTTCCTGAATCACCATATAGGTGGTATTTGTGGAATCCAGCTTGTTTTAAAGAATGTGACTCTAATAATGAAGGGGGTGCAGCTGATTGTTTTGTAGATTTTGATGTAGGTACAGGTGAAGACGAAGGTATGGAACCTGGTATGCGTTGTGTGGATTTAGGATACTCATTTACTTGTCCAGATGGACTTTGTACAAACGACCCATATACAGATTGTGCAGAATGGTTAACTGGTTGTGCTGAACATGATGCTTGTAACTATGATTCAAATGTGATTATTAATGATAGAAGCTCATGTAATTATAATGAAGGTCCTAATTGTGCTTGTACAGACCCAACTGCGTGTAATTATTTAGCAGGTGCATTAGTTGATGATGGTAGTTGTAATTATTTAGAAAATGGTGGTTCTGGTCCTAATTGTGGTTGTACAGATTCTGAAGCTATAAACTATTTAGCTGGTGCACTTGTAGATGATGGTACTTGTATTTTTGGAGGATGTTCTCGTATAGAAGGTCCTAATGGAATGGTTTCTTGTAACTATGATGAAAGGGTAACGGGAGATGATGATGATGGAACCTGTCATGGTCGTCTTATAATTGATAATAATCTAGGTGCATATTATGAATGGTCAGATGAATATGGTGATACATATTTTGACCCTTATCGTGCTAATTTTACTTATAGTAATGCTTCTTTAGTGAGTTGGGGAGCTATAGAGCAATTTTATACGGCTCCTAATGGAAAAACTTATGATTTTGTAGATGGTGATGATGGTGAAGGAATTATAACTTGTGAGTGTGATGAATTAGGGGATACTATATCATCTGATTATTATGTTGTTCAACCTGCTTGGCCAAATGATAAAGTATATCCAAGTACACCTTTAGGTTCTCAACATTATTTTGGACCATGGGTATGTAAAAATGATGATAAACCGACACCACCTGAATTTTTATATCCTGATATACCTGAAGAAGATGCTGCTGAGACATCAAATCAAACTTATATAGAATTACCATTGTATTGCAATTTTCCAAGTTCAATACATTCTTCTCTATTAGTAGATAAATATGTGACAGTTGAAACGGACAATAATTCTAAATTGAGTGAACTTAATTCTGCACTTATATCAAATATGGTTTCCGAATTCGACTTAAAATCAATGGGAAATAGTGGTGGTAGGTATTCAATAAAAGCATCTGAAAATAGTATTGGAAATAAATTAATAGGCAACACTACATATCAAGCTTATGCTAAACTAATATTGGACGCACGATTGTTAACCGAAACAGACTCCAATTACTTTTCCTTTATATATACTTGTAATTATGACCATGCAGGAATTGGTGGTGGAGAAAATAAGACATATTCGGAAGAATATGAATCACCTATTGCTGGTAACTATAATATTGGTTCAATGGNTGCTACTAGAACCAGAGTACTAATAAATTATCCAGATATGGAAGCTTATGAATTTGGAATAACAGGTGTTACAATAACACCTACTTTAGATGGTAAATGGGACCCTGAACAAGGAATTGATTATTATACAAATCAAGATGAATCAGTTTGTGTAAAAATGCAAGCT